TATGCAGGCCGGTAAATCAAGAATAGTTCAAGACATTAAAGAAGAGTATGCTGACCTTAAAGCAAAAGTTCTTGATGACCCGAAAGAATTAAGAAAATTAAAAAAAAGAGAAGAGGAAGATTTAGCAGACTTATTTGCCCTAAGAGATAGATTATTAGGTACTTATGGGTATTCAATAAACCCAGATAGTTGGGCTTATCGTGTGCAACGTCAAGTCAAGCAATATAATGTGGTAACTATGCTTGGTGATGTTCTTGCCTCTTCAATACCAGATGTAGGTAAACAGGTAATGGCCGGTGGTTTTGGCAAATTATTTAGTAAAGGTTTAAAACCATTAGTAAAAAAACTAGCTTCGCCGGAATTTAGAAAATATAAAAAACTTCATGCAAGAGAAATGAACCGTATGGGTGTTGCTCTTGATCTGGTCAATAATGGACGTGTAAACGCCATTGGTGATATTATGGACGATTTCGGTAGACACACTAAATTCGAACGTGGTGCTGATTATGCTAACCAGAAACTAATTACTGCAACTGGTATTAAACATTGGAACGCTTCTTTACGTCAAGTAGCTGGTGGTATCATTCAAAGTAATATGCACGATGCTATGTCAGCGATTGCAGGTAATAGTGCTTCGGCTAAACAAATATCTAATCTTGCTAAAGTCGGTATTGATAAAGCTTCGGCTAGAGCTATCAGAGCGCAGATAAAAAAACATGGTGAAGTTATAGACGATTTAGTTTTCCCAAATATTTCTAAGTGGGATTTTGAAGCTAAAGAATTAGGTGAGATATATGCTACTGCAATCAGAAAAGAAGTGGATGCTGCAATCGTCACTCCGGGTATTGCTACAACTCCGTTATGGATGTCAAGAAATGGTTTAACTTTATTTGGCCAATTTCAGTCGTTTGCTTTTTCATCAATGCAAAAAACTTTAATCCCGATAGTTCAAGACTTTGATGTAAAAACGGTTCAAGGTTTATCAGTTATGGTTGGGTTAGGTACTTTAGTTGCAACTTATAAAAGAGCTGCTAGGGGTGAAAGTATCCCAGACACTAAAACTTTAGTCCAAGAAGGTGTTGATCGTAGCGGTACACTAGCTTGGGTAATGGATTATAATAATCGTCTTGAAAAAATATCTCAAGGAAATATCGGATTATCAAGGATTCTTGGTACTAACGCAACAAAAAAATACTACAACTATAATAATTTTGCGGCTCTTGGCCCAACAACAGGTCAAGTAAATAATTCACTGAATGTGGCAGGTGGTATCCTTAGTGGCAATATTAATCAATCTACAATCCATTCCGCACGTAGATTATTACCGTTACAGACTATGATAGGCGTGCGACAAACTCTTGACTTAATGGAAAAAGAGTTTAATAATACATTTGGGATTCCTAAAAATTAATTGAATATTTAATAATATGGTTACAGTACCGTCATTAGTAGATGAAATACCGTTAGATCAGTACACAGCCACGGCTAGTCAAACTGATTTTAACTTTACTTATATGATTTTTGCAACGGAGGATATTAAGGTCTATGTTAATGACGTGCTTAAAACTGAAACAACAGATTATGTTGTCAAGCAATCAGATGGTAGTGCCATAGTTCCGGCAAATGATTTACCAATGGACGGTGGTAAAGTAGTTTTCAATTCCGGTCTTACCTCCGGCGACAAAGTTTCCTTATCTCGTGATATAGCTATTGAAAGATTAACCGGTTATTCCGTAGCTGGTGCTTTTAGGGCAGATGTAGTCAACGCAGAATTTACTAAAATTTTTGCAGTTCAACAACAATTAGAAAGAGATATTAGCCGGTGTTTAAGGTTAAGTGCTTCCGACGCCGAGGGCGGTTCTTTAGCATTACCAACTAATAGAGCTAGTAAATTCTTAGCTTTTGATGCTAACGGTGATATGATTGCTTCCGCTGGTACTATCAGTACCCCGGCTATTACGGTTAGTTCTTTCATGGAAACTGTTTTAGATGATACTACCGCTGCTGCTGCTTTGACTACTTTAGGTATTAGCTCTTACGCTCAAACATTATTAGATGATACTACGGCTGCTGCTGCTAGAACTACTTTAGCTGCTCAACAAGATGTTATAACTACTAGAGGAGATATTATCCATGGTTCTTCAAGCGGTGTAGCAGAGAGATTAGCTATAGGTGCTGCTAATCAAATATTAACATCTGATGGTACCGATGTTGCTTGGTCTGATAATTTAACAGTAAACGGAAAATTTAATTTTGGTAGAGCCTCGCAAACAATATCAAGCGGATCTATTAACTATACACAACCTATTGCAAATTTAAGGGGTGAGGGCTTTGTTGATGATACTTTAACTACTATAAATGGTGGAACTGCAGGGGATACAATAGTTTTATCTAGTAGTAGTGAAGCTATAACTATAGCTTCTGGCACTGGAAATATTGTATTGCGTGGTGGCATTGATAGGGTTCTTTCTCAAGCTGGCGATAAAATAACTTTAGTATATGATGGTGTAAACTGGACTCCATTAGCACTACAGAGTTCAAGAGATTTTGCAAGTTCTAACGCAGCAAATGGCTATCAATTTTTACCTTCTGGATCAATAATTCAATGGGGCTATGCAGGAGCAGGGTCTGCAAATACTACCATATCATTTCCAATTACTTTCCCAAATCAAGCATTTAATCTAACTTTTGGTAGTTCAGTTGGCAGTGGAGTACCTAGAGGTAGTGCATTAACTACTTCAGGTTTTTATTATAGTCCGGCAAATTATGCAAACACACTATCTTTTTGGCAAGCAATAGGTAATTAAAGGTAAATTATGATAAAAGTAAAATACAATCAAGAAACAACAAAAGTTGAGGGTTATTTACCTAGCTTTATGAATTACCCTAATAATGTAATAGATGAAGTTGCAAAAACTATAGATGGCTCGCCATATATTGAGATTACAGAAGAAGAGCATCAAGCAGCTTTAGGGAAAGAAATGGCTGTAGTTGATGGTGCTTTAGTTGAATACACTAAAACAGATAATGAATTAATAGCAGGGCTTAAAAACTCTAAATTAACAGAGTGTATTTCATATTTAACAAGCACAGATTGGCAAGTAATAAGAAAAGCTGATATAGGGGAAGATATGAAAGAGGGGGTTGCGGAAAATAGAGCCTTAGTTAGAAGGTTACAAGATAAAATTAACTCTGCTACTACAATAAAAGAGTTAGAATCAATAAATACGGAGTTTTCATAATGGGTACTATATCTTTAGAATTTATAATGAAAATGTTTATTGGTGCGTTAGGGGCCTTTGTTTGGTTTTTAATTAACAAAGCAGATAATAAGATCAACATTTTAGATAAAAAAGTTTCATCTTTGCAAAAAGATGTAAATGAAAAGCATAATTTAGTAAAAGAAAACTATATTCTTAAATCTAGCTTAAATGATACGATGACTAGAATAGAGAATAAAATATCAGAAACTAGTGATATTTTGAGACGAGAGATGGAAACTTACAATAAACATATAAGTGATAAAATGGATTTAAAATTTGAAATGCTTCATAAATTAGAAACTTTACTTAAAAAGTAATTCTAGTGTTTTTTTAGCTTCAATTAGATTAATCATTTCATTATACATAGTATTTATTTTGACTTCTGATTCTTCTCTTAAAATTTTACGACCAACTAAGCAATATAAATATAATTTATTATATTTGTTATATACGTTTTTGTTTATTTCATTTATATTATGGTGGATTTTTATTAAATTATTCATATAAATATTTAAAATTGCATTATACTATAAACATATTATATTATAATAATAATAATAGTTTTTATTAACAGAAATAAATTATGGAACGATTAAATTTTTTATTAGATTCAAAAGGTGATTTTAGCTCTAAAAGATTATGGGGGCAAGCAATATGTTTAATTAATGATGAAAAAAAGTAGTAAGTAAAAAAACTTAATTTATTATATAAAGCATAATGAGATGCTAGGAATAAAAACTTGTAAAAATTTAAATAAATAATATGCCTAATTTTTCTAAAGAATCTGATAATAAATTAAAAACTTGCGATATTAGATTGCAAATATTATTCAATCAAGTTGTTAGAAAATATGATTGTATTGTAATAGAAGGGCATAGAAGCATAGAAAGACAGGAAGAATTATTTAATGATAAGAATAGAAGAACTAAAGTAAAGCACAGCAAGCATAATGAGAAACCTAGCCTAGCAGTAGATATTTCACCTTACCCAATACCTGATAAATGGGGAAAAGGTGACAGCAAAGAGAAATCTAAATTTTACCATTTTGCTGGATATGTTAAAGGAATGGCAGAAGCTAATAATATTAAAATTAGATGGGGTGGAGATTGGGATAATGACAATGATTTTAATGACCAGACTTTTGATGATCTAATTCATTTTGAATTAATAGGGGTTTAATTATGAATAGTTTTATTGCCGGTATTATAAATTTCATTGAAGACGATAGAGGGTCTAAATCTTCTAAAAGAATAGCTGGTTTATTCCTAATCTCTTCTGGTGGTTTTTCTAAGTTGGCTCTTATTGCTTATGGTGCCAAGATTAAATTATTAACAAAGTTTACGCTTTATGATAAGATTGATGCATCAGCAGACACTATGTTGTGGGCTGGTGTAGCTTTACTTACCGGAGCAATGATAGAAAAATTTAGGAAGAAAGATGATAAATAAAATACTAGCTGCCTTTGGCGCAATAGGTGCAATATTATTATTTTTTGCAGGTAAACAAAATGAAAAAAATAAACAAACTAAAAGAGCTATTGAATCTGTCAAAGCTGCTAAGAAAGTGCAGAGCGATATTGATACCATGTCTAGTGATGCTAAGCGTAAGCGGATGCGGAGGAAATATTCTAGGTCTGGGAAATCCAAATCTTAAATATTCTGACGTTCTAAAATGCGTTAGGCCGACAGATGCGGAGATAGATTTTATGACGGATCAAACATTAGATATGATCCTATATAATAATGAGTTAATCTGTGAGGATGAATAAGTTTACTAGTGATCTCATTGTTAAATCATATAATGAAACTAAATGGCAGTTAACCGAAGAGTTTTATTTTTACTTTGAAGAACACGGTAAACGAATTAATGTTGTAGTACCAAAAGGTTTTATAACTGACTTTGCGTCAGTACCGAGAATATTATGGTCAATATTACCACCAACTGGTAGATATACTAAGGCCGCAGTATTACACGACTATCTATATTCTAATAGTTCTAAACTAAAAACAAATAGAAAACAGTGTGATAAAATGTTTTTAAAAGGTATGGAAGTGCTAGGCGTTAAACGTTGGGTACGAAATACCATTTATAGAGCCGTAAGAATATTTGGTAATAAATATTATAAAAAGGGTTAGCTCTCTTTATTAATTGCATAATACAACAATGCTATTGCATCTGCCTCATTATCATCTTTTGGATTATGCCCTAATTCTTGAACCGCCTTTATTACCTTTTCCTTATTGGCATTGCCTTTTCCAGTTATGTGCTTCTTAATGGTGCCTACTGCTACACCCTCATAAGGAATTTTATTATCTTCACAGAACATAGTTAACGCAGCTTTGAATCCGCCATAACAATGTGCGGCATCAACACCAATATGTTTTCTCACCTCTTCAAAATAAATTACACCTATACCTAGTAATGAACTGTTATGGATTTCTTGTAGGTGGTTTCTAAAATTAACAAACCTTCTGTCGGCACTTTGAAAACGAGTAGCTTTGAAGTTTTCGCTATAAGATACCATTCCTAATTCTGTGCGTTTGGTAGTCATAGCAAAACCTGTTGTAGTGCCTAAGTCTAAGGCTAATATTATTTTAGTCATTTTCTAGTTCTTCAATTAATTTGTCTAAGTACCACTTAGCTTTTTTTAAATCTTCTACTTTATTTTTATGGTCAGCTCGTGAGACATATTTTATTATGTTACCTTTGCAAAAGCCAGCTAATTGTGATGGCGATAGTTTTGCTTTAATATAGTCAAAGGTTTCTATACCACCAAACTTATAGTGATCTGGGTTTATTTTTTCGTTAAACATTTTTTTAACTTCCACCAATTAATTAATAAATATAGTTCATCATCAGTTAATATAAAATAGTCGTCCATAATATTATTTTTTATAG